CCTTTGCCCAGGTTGTCGCGGCATCCGCATAGGCATTATGCTTGTCGCCGCTCCCAGTGCCGCTCATCAGGCCGCTTACCGCTGCGTCAGCCTCATCCTTTGCGATTTGCTGTACCTGCTCTGCCGTCACGGCGGATGCGGTGGGCGCTGCAGGCTGCGCCTTTTTGGCCAGGCCCGCCCGGGCGGCGATGCAGGCCGCCACAGCGTAGCCCACAGCCTTTGCGTAATCCTCCCGCAGGATGGTCGGCACGTCGTCAGGTGCATCCATAAATCCGTGCTCGATCAGCACGGCAGGCATGGCCGTATTGCGGAGCACGTAAAAATCCGCCGTAGTTTTGGGGCTGGCACGGTTGCCAGCCAGGCCTCCGGCGGCCACAATGGCAGCATATAAGGCATCCCGCCAACCGGCGGCAGCGGTACCCTCGCCCAACGAAAAGGCCACCACACCGCCGCCGCGGCCACCATTGATACCGGCATTGTGATGGGCGCTGTAGTAGAGATCAGCACCGGTAGCATTTGCTCGTTGGCAGCGCACCGACATGCCCACATCATCCGCGCCAGTGATATCATCCACCCGCAGAGTCTCAAAATCCTGATACTGTTTCGCCGCCTCAGCGATGTACCGGCACACCCGGTCATTGAGCCACCACTCCTGGTGCTGGCTGGGATCCAGATTTGCAGGCATACGGCGGCCCTCCGTGGGCAGCCCATGGCCTGCATCCAGGGCCAGCAAAAATTTTGTAGCCATAGCTTATTCCTCCTTTTCCGCCTTCTTAGTCAGTACGTCAATGGCTTTGGTAATCACGCCAGGCATAGGCACGCCCATAAGGCCGGCATTTTCTACGATGCTGATCAACTCGTTGGCAATAAAGCCGATGATCACCGCATCCCGGATGTAGCTGGTACCGATCGCAAGATCCAGCCGGTAGGCAATCAGCACAATCAGCAAGATCATGCCCTTGCGGCATAGGCCCTTCCATCCGGCGCGGCTTTCCAGCGTCCCAGAATCCGTCTTTCGGCTGGTGTGGAATACGCCTGCCACAATCAGGCCAGAAAGGTAGTCGATGCACATGAAGATAATCAGGGTAGTCATGGCGGCGTCCCAGCCGCCGAAGATAGATGCGATAGCGCCGCCAACGGTACCAATCACGGTACAGGTCAAGGTTTTTACATCCATGTTGTAGTCCTCTTATGGTATGTTTCTTGCCAAAATGTGTGTTATTTGCCGCCCCCGGCAGCCAGCAGAGCCGGATACATGACGGGGCTCATATGGCAGCCTCCGCCAGCTCCCACGCCTCCGGCAGCTCCGCCGGAGACCAGACAGTATTGTCCTGTTTGCAGAGGTACAAGCCGCCGTTCGTCCAACGCATATACTCGTCCGCCTGATAGGCATCGTGCGCACCGGTGGGCGCAACATAAGGCAGTGCCCACTTGGCCGACGTGGCGTGATACGGGGCCCACAAACTGTGGGCCACACCCGGTGCCCAGGTATCCCCCTGGTCGGTCCCATCGTGCGCCTGGCAGCAGCGCCAAGGCTGGCCGCCGTGCACACGTACATCGCCCACCGTGTAATTGTCAGGCTCCCAGGGCAGCAGTAACGCCATATCGGCAATCACATCATCTGCCGAGGCGGTGGGGGCTGCTATGCGGGCATCTTTGGCCGCGCGCCGGGCGATAGCCTCAAGGGCTTTGTAGATATCAGGCATTTTGCAGTCCTCCTTCAAGGGCCGCCAGCAGGGCGGCTATTTTTTCGGCGTCGGTGGGCTCCGGCGGGGGTACGGCGGCTGCTATCGCCTCCAATTCGGCGATTTTATCTGGAGTAGCTTTCCGGTATTCACCGTTGTCAAAAATCTTCATAATTATTTACCCCTTATCAAAATCTCCGTTCCTTCTACAGATTCATTCCTGAAGCCTGCAGATATGGTTATTCTGCTTATCTGCCCGCCGCTATCGACACACGTATACGCAAATGCATCAATATCTTTCAGGGCATCCAGCTCCACCTGCCCATAATAATGGGAGGTATTCATGCTATATGGCAATGACATAAGTGCATCGCTGACATGCACAGAGGATGATGTGCACTCACCAGTGAGAAAATTCATTTTCTCTCTTGAAAATACAAACCCATCCGGATGCGCCCGTCCAAAGCTACAGCCATTACGTACTAACGTTGACCCATCTGGCATTATCAGCGCAACGACTACGCCGATCGATGTAAGCCTGGTTGGTGAAAGATCTGGATTGCCGGGGATATAGGCCTGGGTATACAGCTCCCTGAGCGCAATTGGATTACCGTCGGCACCATGCGATATGCTAATTGCAGACACCGGCCTCAGGAGCTTGCCGCGATAGATTAGCCGGAGGCTCTTTCCAGCGGTGCCCGAGGTCTCCTCCAGCCGGGCCATCATCTGCTCCCACAGGGCAGGGGTATACTCCTGGGGTGGGGTACCCTCGATTCGCCCGTTTGCCGCAATCACCAGCGGCTGTTGCATGATGGCGGTAGGCCGGCGCTTGCCTGGCGCATGGCCTACTGCAGATATCCGCAGGCATCCTGGGCGGTCCAGCACTTCCCAGGGCACTGTAAGCACGCCGTTACTGGGCACCAAGGCAGACTTTTGTACCTTGTCGGCAGCAAATACCAGTGTGACGGTGTAGCCTGCCCAGCTATCATCAAGCGTCACAGTACAAGTTACCTCACCCACAGATCGGGATACCAATGGCTTGTCCGGCATGGCGGTCAGGGCTTGACCTTGGATATTGATTGCAATATTCGGCATCTGCTTACCTCCCTTCCAGCCTTTTCTTGATTTCCTGCATGATTTTCCGCTCAATCCGTACTTTCTGGGTATCTTTTGTGCGTTTTATAGCCCGTCGCATTACAAATTTGCCCCGCACATATCCGCCCTTCGGGCCAACGTACATGCCACCTTTGGGATCGTTGCGGCTGTAGACAAAAGTTTTGCCCTCCCAGTGGCCCGGCACAAAGTGGCTCCGGAATCCATACTCCAGGTGGCTGGCATAGTCCAGCGGATTGTAAAATCGGACGATGTAGCGGTGCCCGCTGCGCTTTGCAGCCTTGTCGCTCTGCCAGTTCCGGCGGTATGCGCCGGTGCTGACAACGTGATCATTCTTGCAGATCAATCTGGCCTGCTTTACTGCGTAGTCGCCTTCGCCAGCAGCAATTTTGCTCATAATTGCCGGTATACCGGCTTTCAGCGCCTCCAGCTGCTGGATGTATTGCGTTAGGCCATCTTTTCGCACACCCATTATGCCAGCCCCTCCTCCACTGCGGCCATTAAAGCAGTAGATGCTCCGTCCAGCATCCACCAACCGCTGTATCGTGCAAGCCACACAAATATATGCAGGCCTTTGGTCAGCGGGCCGGCACTGCCTGTAGTTGCATCGGATCCAATGATCGGCCCCTGGACGCCGTTAACCTTTAGTTTCGGTGCCACATGCGTATTGGCGTTCGCAAAGCAGATGATCACAACGGTCCCATTGACGATTTCCTGATTGATATAGCCTTGTTCGACCTTGATTTCCGCATTTGCAGCCGTGCCACAGTAGCCATCTGCGATTACCCCGCTAACTGGCGATGCTGGTGTTTCCAGGGTGTATTCCCCACCCCTAACCACAGGCACTTTGCCATTATCATCCTCGCCTGGGGCCGGCAGTCCTAGCCCATCTGCCCCCGGTGCTCCGTCCTGGCCATCCCGTCCAGCCTTATCCAGCAACACCCACACTGTCGTGGCGCTGCCAGTTGCATCGAGGTAAGCCAACAGGTGCAACTGGTGCAGCCCGGCAGTCAGCACCGCCGCCTCAATGGGCTGCAAATTCGGTCCCACAACGGATGCAGTGATACCCCCGGCTGATAGGGTAGGATTTGCAGCAGTGTTGGCATATGCAAAATTGGCGTATAGGGTAGCGCCAGGCCCAATGCCTGTTGTGCCGCTTTGCACTACCTTTGCCTGCACGTTGGCGGCTGTGCTGCAGCTACCCCCAAAAGTGATAAAGTCGCTGGTGCCGCCATCCATCACGTCAAAGCTTTTGGGCCCATCGGCGTCCGTGATGGTCAGCCGGTGGCCGCCAGGGATTGTCGTAATTGTCACAGTTGGGGATACGCCATCATTGCCGTCCTGGATGCCCAACGCCTGCAAAAAATCAGGGATCGACACACGCCGGAATGTATCCCCTTGCCGGATGTAGATGCTGTCATTGCCAGACAAGTTTGAAACGGCAGGGACATCCGTAATCCTCTGATAGTCCATGGCTAAAACACCCCCACATAGTAGTAAGTCTGCATATTGATGTCCAGCTGATTGGCCGGGTGGGATTCGGTCGAGTTGTAATACCAAGACGCGGTATTACCGGACGCAGTCGCTGTCAAATTGCAAGTGACGCCGTTAACCACCGAAAAACCATCCCCACCGGAGCCAGTAAAGAGTAACAGCCCCCAGGCGCCCGTGCCCCGCTGCTTGATATAGATCATTTTGGGTGCCCCGCCCTGGAATGTGATGGTGTTTTTGGCGTTACTGCCGGTTTTTCCGCCGCCAACGTAAGTTCCTGCCTCGGATGTTGGCGGGATGGTTGGGTGCACAATTTTCTTCCAAAAGGGTGCCCCAGTTTGGTTCTGGCACAGGTACATCTCGTCCTGGGATGGAGCTGCCATTTGGCCAATGTTGGTCTCCGATGTTGGGTACATCAGCCGGTTAACCGTCCAGCCGCTTTTTCCCGTGCCACCGCGCGTCACACCCAGGATGCCGCTGTTGATGTCTGCAGCGCCGTGGGTATGGGATCCGGCTGCCTTGTTGTTCCATTTGCTGCGCTCCGATGCGGTAATATGGGCCGTACTGTCCTTTAGGTGGTCAATCAGATTCAGCACTGCCCGTGCTATCTTACCCATGGCCGTTCCCAGTTTCTCCCCGGAAACCAACGCCGCCAGGCTGCCGGGGATGGCGTAGGTGGGAGTTTGATCATCGGTCCCTACGTTGGGCACATTGCCCAGCCCAACTTGTTCGGCGGTTACCCCATGGGGATTTTGTTTGTTGTCGATGTGAGCTTTCAGCTCGGCGGCACTGGCATAGGCTAGGGATTCGCTGATTTCGGCGGTCACATTCTGGGCCTCGCCCACGAAGATCATGACGCTGTACTCCAACTCCAATATGCGATTATCCTTGCTCGGCACATAGTCCGCCGTACCCTCCGGCTCGTTGCCAAGGGCATATAGGATTTCGCTCCCGGCGTTGTCCGGATCCTCTGCCCAGATGCCGGCCTCCGTGATCCGGAAGCCAGCCGTAATCTCATTATTGGAAAAAGAGCTGGTCAGCGTGATGTACTGGC